AAACAAAACAGATGACCAAAAGAAAAGATCATTAATATCTGCTGCCAGATGGATTGATACTTTAGTTTTTTATGGAGATAGATGTGATGATGGACAGGCATTAAAGTTTCCAAGAAATAATTATCAGGTAGATGGTGTTGAACTAGCTTGTTCTAAAATTCCTAATGGTATTAAATATGCACAATATGAATTAGCTAGAGCTTTGGCAAATGATACTGACGCTATAACAGGTACTACGGGTAAAGATGGTAATTTTTCTGAAGTTAGTTTAGGAGATATACAGGTTAAATATAATACTGAAAGTCAGGGAACTGGATCTATAAATAATATTTTAGATGTTTATCCTTGGTTACAAAGTTATCTAGGAGCATATATGCTAGGTGGAGCAGGTAGTTTTCAAATGAGGGTAGTTAGAGGATAATGGCAGGACAGTTAGATACAGCATTTAAACAGATTGCAAAACAGATTGTTTCTGATCTAGGCTCTTCTTTTGATTCTTCTATTGTTTATACAAAGAAAGCATCTGGCAGTTACAACACAAGCACAGGTGCATTCACTACAACTGATACAACTTATAGTATAAAAGCACCAGTTGAATATGTTAGATCAACTGAAGATGATAATAGAGAAATAAGACAGGCGAAGATTTATATAACACCTGATCTTATTGGAGATAATCAACCAGATTTTGATGATGAGATTACATTAACTTATGCTGGATCTACAAGAGTTGCACAGATAACTGATATTGATACAAAACAAGGTGGGCAGACTTATCTGTTTACTATTCTGGTGAGGTTCTAATGCCAAGAGAAGAGGAGTTTAGTGCTGATAATGTTATGAATAATCAGATGGCACAGTTAGATGCTGATTTTGCACAGACAATTAGAGAACTTCATGCAAGTTTGAGTACTGCTGAAGCAAGTCCTGTATATACTGGTTTTTTAGCATCTAGCTGGAAAGTAAGAAGAAATCCTATTGATCAAACAGATTTTAGAGAAGATCACGAACCTTGGGCCTCAATAAAAACAGAACACGATTTACCAAAAGGTAGTGAAGGCTGGAAACCAGCAGGTTCAAGACCTGATAATCCAGTAATAGATCCCCGTTTTCCTGTTAATACTGATTATAAATTTAGAGAAAAAAATATCTTTATTGGTAACGCTGCTGAATATGCTGGTTATGCTTCTGAAAATCCTATTATTTCACAATTTGTTCAAGGCGAAGCTGGCAAGATTATTAAAGATAATATGAGAGATAAAGGTAAGATATTTGTAGGAGCTAAACCTTCTAGTGGATTTGGTAAAATTAAACGAGGATCTGGTTTGAATTACATTGAACCTTCGTAATTATGACTTTAGTTAATGCCAGAGCAGCTTTTGAAAAAGCAGTAACAGATGCAGTAGTGGCAGCAGATAATACTGTTTCTGTCATCAATGATAATGTGCCATTCACAACTCCTGGAAAAACCAAAAAATATATAATTATGAATTTAAGTTTTAATCAATCGACATTACAAAATCAAGGTGCTGCCTCTGATTATTATGCTGGTGTTATTCAATGTAATATTTATGTACCCAAAAATAAAGGAACTTCAGTTGTATCTGCTATAAGTGAATCTGTTATTGATGGACTTACTTCTGTTAATGCTTCTAACTATACCGATACGTTTAGTTGTACTCCAAGAGTTGCAGATGTAAATGGTCCAACTATGTTACAAATAGAGGATAGAAGTCATTTTATAGGAATTATTTCTTGTCAATTTACAGCAAATGCCTAATATAAGTATAATATAAATATTATATTAGAATACTATGGAAGCGATTGAACTCCTCAGAAACAAGTTTGGTGTTAGCCAAAAGTATAAATATGAAGTAAAAGATGGAGAAGAAACAGTATTAGAAATATATTGGCATCCATTAACTATTGCAGAAAGAGAATCAATTCTTGCAAAATCAAAAGGAGATGATGGCAATGAGTTTGCTTTAAATCTTATGATTGAAAAGGCATTAGATGAAGATGGCAAAAGATTATTTCAAGATGGTCATAAGGCATCATTAAGAAGAGAAGTAAACTCAACTATTTTGCAAGAAATACAAGTTGCGATGATGACATCTGGTGATGAACTAAAAGTGGAGGAAGCGAAAGCAGCATTAAAAAGCTAATAAAGATTGGTACTTTATGTTTTTCTTAGCAAAAGAGTTAGGAATGACAATAAAACAACTTACTGAAAATTTAACAAGAGAAGAATTGATTGGTTGGGCAGGTTTTTTTGAGTTAAAACATGAGGAAGAAGAAAAATATAAAGAACAAGTACAAAAAAAACAAGCCATGAAACCCAGAAGGCGGTAATATAGAAGTAATTTATTGGGTCGAGTAAATGGCAGCAGAGTACGGAATTAATATTAATGTCAGGACTAAAGACGAACAATTAAAGAGATTACAAAAAGAATTAACTTCTGCTGATCGTAAAGTTGCTTCTTTAAATAAGCAATTAACTGAATTAGAAAAAAAGACTAAAGGTGGTAGAGGTGCTGATGGCAGATTTAGTAAAACAGGTGGTCCGTTTTCTGCGGATGCGATTGCAAAAAGAAAAGAGTTAGCAAAAGCAACTAAAGAAGCTGCAAAAACATTTGAAGAATATACCAGAGGTGCTCTAAATTTTGATGGAGCAAATAGAAAAGGTATTACATCTACAAGAGAATTAGCAACAAGGATGAAAGATGTTGCTGCTTCTACTGGTATTACAAGTGAAAAGTTTCAATTATTTACTCAGGGTTTTACTAAATTTAATTTTTCTGCACAAGTAAAGTCTCTACAAAGATTTAATGAAAGTGCAAAAATAACGGCATCTACTTTTGGTGCAATGAGTGCTGGAAATGTTCCTGGAGTTGCTGGTTTTAGTAATACAAATTTAGGTACATTATTAAACTTCACTCCTGCTAATACTGTTAATGCTATTGAAAGATATTTAGATACTTTAACGATGGTTAGAAAGGATCTAGATTTTACAGAAAAAGATTTTAAAGAAGTAACGGCAAGAATAAAAGAAATGAATTTGGAGTTGAAGAAACAACGTGATTTAATGAGATCAGATACACCAGCCAGACAAAGAAGAGATCCATTATTAAGAAGAAGAAGAGTTGATGAAGCAGAAAGATTAAGAAATAGTCTAGGTGGTCGTATAAGAGGATTTAGAAGAGGCAGAACAAATGCTGATCAAAGAATAAGAGGTCAAGTTGCTTCAAGTGCATTGATTGGTGGAGCTTTCCCTCTGCTATTCGGACAAGGAGGTGGAGCAGCTTTAGGTGGTTTTGCAGGTGGTGCAGGTGGTGGATTACTTGGTGGTCAATTTGGTTTTGCTTTATCTCTAGTTGGTACTCAACTTGGATCTTTAGTTGATACAACTATTGGAAAAGTTGGTGAGTTAGGTCAAGCATTTGGAAAATTTAATCAAGATACAACTAAGATTGTTGAGACTTTAGGTGAAAGTAATACAGTTATTGGTAGAAATATCGAGTTATTAGAAAAAGCTAGAGGTAAACAAGCTGCTTTTGATGAGGCAGTAAGACAGACAACAATAATATTGGGAGAAGAAACAACTAGAAATCTCAAACAGTTTGGAGATGATGCTACAGAAATTTCATCTAACATTGCAAAAATAGGTATGCAGTTCTTAGGTGTATTAGCAGATATTAATGAGAGACTAGGTATTACAAGAGCTTTAGCTGCAATATTGCCAGGATCAGAAGGTAGGAGATTACAGGATGTTATAAAGAATGATGGATTTAGTCAGCTAGATTTTAGTCCTGTTGGAAAAAGAACAGGTATGAATCCAAAAGATATAGCAAATTTTCTAAGTACTTTTGAACAAGTAGAAGGTGATCTTGGTGCTCAGTTAAGATTGTCAAGAATTTTTGGTGTTGATAATGTGCAAGATGTAAAAGCAGATGCAAGAGATTTATTAGAACTTAGCAATTCAATGATGAGTGCTAGTCTTGCAATGGAATTATTGAATAAAGAAGAAGAAAAAAATATAAAATTAAATCAAACAAAAGGCTTTTTAGATCGTCAAAGAATAAGAAATACAGAATTATTAAAACAAAAACTAAAAGAATTTAAAGAACTTACAGGAGAAGATGCTAATGAAGAACAAATAGAAACATTCAAAAAAATTATTGCAGAAACTACTGCTTTAGCTGATTCATTAACTGTTGTTAATAATGAAATTGAAACTCTTGATAAAAAATTAATTGAATTAAATAGTGTTGGAACAGCAGTAGTTACATTAAGTAGAACATTAGGTTCATCGTTCCAAGAATCATTTAAAGGAATTGTTAAAGGCACAATGTCTGTAAGTGATGCATTTAGAAATATGTTTAATAGAATTGCAGATGCATTTCTTGACATGGCTGCTCAAATGCTTGCTGCTCAATTATCAAGGAGTTTTTTAGGTCTATTTAACTTTACACCCTTTAATGATATTCAAAGCGGACCTGGTTTTAGTCAAGTAATGACAGCAGCTAATGGTGGTCCTGTGGGTATGAGACAGCCTTATCTTGTTGGAGAACGTGGGCCAGAATTATTTGTTCCTAATCAATCAGGAAATATTATTCCAAACCATGATTTAGCTGGTATGGGTGGTTCAACAAATATTGTAGTGAATGTAGATGCTTCTGGTTCTTCTGTTGAAGGTGATGAAGAACAAGGTAGAGAACTTGGCCGTATGATTTCAGTTGCTATACAATCAGAATTAATTAAACAAAAACGACCAGGAGGTATGCTGGCATAATGGCTACGTTTCCTTCAATAAAACCTACATACGGACAACAAAAAAGATCCGCACCAAATACCAGAACTATTAGTTTTGCTGATGGTTTTGAACACAGAATATTATTTGGATTAGCAGAACATCAAAATCCAAAAGTCTATAATTTTACTTTCAATGTCTCTGAAGTCGAAGCGGATGAAATAGAAACCTTCCTTGATGCTAGAGCTTTAGATAAAGCTAGTTTTGATTTTACTGCACCTGGAGAAGCTACTGCACAGAAATTTGTTTGCGAAGTATGGAATAAATCAATACCATATAACAATAGAGCTACAATACAGGCAACATTTAGAGAAGTATTTGAACCATGAGTACTGCTCCTATTATTACTGATCTACAAAAGATCAATCCTTCAGCAATAATTGAACTATTTACTATTACAACTGAAGCTGCAATACATGGATCGACAGCTACTTATAGATTTCATGCTGGTACAAATAGAGTAGGAAATGGAGATATTATCTGGGCTGGTAATACTTATGTAAAGATGCCAATAGAAGCAGAGGGTTTTGCTTTTCGAGAAGGTCAACTTCCTCGACCTACATTAACTATTAGTAATGCTCTTGGAACTATTACTGCTATTTTGCTTAATGTAAACTCTGTAACTACAGGTAATGATTTAACAGGAGCTACAGTTACAAGAATTAGGACTTTAGCTAGATATTTAGATTCAATAAATTTTCCAGGAAATACAAATCCATTGGGAACACCAGATCCTACAGCAGAATTTCCACAGGAAATATATAAAATTGATAGAAAATCATCAGAAAATAGAGAAGTAGTAACATTTGAATTAGCAGCAGTATTTGATCTTGCTGGTATAAGAGCCCCAAAAAGACAATGTACTAGAACAGAATTTCCTTCAATTGGTACGTTCATAGCATGAATTGGAAAGAGGAAGCACTTGTTCATGCGAAAGACCAAGATCCAAAAGAATCTTGTGGTTTACTGTTAAATATTCGAGGAAAAGAAAGATATTTTCCTTGTCGTAATCTTTCAATGACAGATCATCAATGTTTTATTATTGATCCAGAGGATTATGTAAAAGCAGATAATACTGGAGAGATAACAGCCGTAATTCATAGTCACCCTGTAACACCACCTACACCTAGTCAGGCAGATCAGATTAGTTGTGAACAAAGTAATCTTCCATGGCATATTGTTAATCCAAAAACAGAAACTTGGGGTTATTGTGAACCTTGTGGATATAAACCACCTTTACTTGGCAGACCTTGGGTTTGGGGTGTTACTGATTGCTGGTCTTTAGTAAAAGATTGGTATAAAGAAGAAAAGAATATTGAATTAAAAGATTGGGATAGACCTACAACACCAGAGGAGTTTATATTGAATCCTTTGTTTGAAAGTTGTGCTTGGAGAACTGGTTTTAGAGAACTTAGACCAGATGAAAAAACAATGAATGGTGATGCACTATTGATGTCTATTGGATCTGCTGGTTTAAATCATGTAGCTATTTTTCTAGATGGAGATGTTTTACATCATTTAACCGATAGACTATCTTGTAGAGAGCCTTATTCTCAATGGTTATTGAAATGTACAGGAGGGAGGTATCGTTATGTTGCGTAAATTAAAGTTATATGGCGAGCTTGCAAAGTTTGTAGGCCATAAAGAATTTGAAATACAGGTAGATAGTCTTGCAAAAGCAGTAAGTTTTCTTGTTAATAATTTTCCGCAGGTAGAGAAATATATGAATCCTAAATATTATCAGGTAAAAGTTGGTAATTATGCTGTTAATGAAGAAGAGATACATCATCCAATAGGTCAAGAAGATATACATATCGTTCCTGTTATTAGTGGTGCTGGTAGAGGAGGTTTTGGAAAAGTATTATTAGGTGCTGCATTAATCGCTGGTGCTTTCTTTGTACCACAAGGACTAGCTCTTTCAAAGGGTATAAGCACAGGTTTTGGATTTGCAAAAGCTGGTGTTTTAGCAAAAAGTATGGTTTATTTAGGTGCTTCATTAGCAATACAAGGTGTAACTGAAATGTTATTTCCTTTACCAAAACCGAAAGAATTTAAATCAGAACAAGATCCACAATTATCATTCAGTTTCTCTGGGACTCAAAACACCTCAAGAGCAGGTACTCCCGTTCCAATAGTTTATGGAGAGATAGTAACAGGATCAGTTGTTATAAGTGGTGCGATTGATACTCAACAGGTACAAGCATGACAAAACCTAAAATTATTAGAGGATCTGGATCACCTTCTCCTCCTACTCCACCCCAACCAACCAGAGCACCTGATACTTTACACAGTAGGCAGTTTGCTACTTTTCTTGATCTTATTTCTGAAGGAGAGATTGAGGGTTTTGCCTCTGCATCAAAAGAAGGTAGGACTCAAGGAACTACTGCATATAATAATGCTGCTTTGAAAGATGTATTTTTAAACGATACTCCTGTTTTGAAATCAACTGCTGATTCAACTAATCCAGCTACAACTGATTTTAACTTTCAAGATGTAACATTTAATCCTCGTTTTGGAACATCAGGTCAGACAAAAGTTGAAGGTATTGAAAGTAGTTCTTCTGTTACAGCGGTAGGAGTAATAGTTACTCAATCTTCTCCTGTTACAAGACAGATAACAAATTCAAATGTAGATGCGGTAAACGTAACTATAACGTTTCCACAATTACAAAGAGCAACAGATCAAGGAGACTTATTAGGCTCTTCTGTTCAATTAAAAATAGCAGTTCAATATAATTCTGGTGGTTTTACTGATGTTATTGATGACATTATTACAGGTCGAACTGCTGATGCGTACCAAAGAGATTACAGAGTTAATCTTACAGGTGCTTTTCCTGCTGACATAAGAGTTACAAGAGTAACAGCAGATAGTACAGATTCAAGTCTTATTGATGCTTTTACATGGACAAGTTTCGGTGAGATTATTGATGATGCTAATACTTATGCTAATAGTGCTTATGCTTCTCTTAGGTTGGACTCCATGCAGTTTCAATCAATACCTACAAGAAAGTATCGTATTAGAGGAATAAAAGTAAGGATTCCTGGTGCAGGAGCTAATGGATCTGGAACTCCAACTGTTGATGCTAATACTGGTCGAATTATTTACCCTGACGGCTACGTCTTTAACGGAGTACTCGGAGCAGCCCAATGGTGTTCATGCCCAAGCATGGTGTTACTGGACTTACTTTTGGACACACGTTATGGATTTGGCAATCACATAACAGAAAGTTCTCTTGATTTATTCTCTTTTGTTACTGCCAGTAAGTTTGCAAATACATTGGTATCAGATGGTTTTGGAGGACAGGAAGCCAGATTCAGTTGCAATGTAAATATTCAATCATCAAGTGAAGCATTTGATCTCATAAATGAATTAGCAGGTGTTATGAGATGTATGCCAATATGGTCTGCTGG